GACCAATATACATCTCTAAGTAAATTAAGCCTTGCTGATGGTGTGGAAATCACTTTACCTAATAATGCTTCTAACACTTACAGAAGTTATTCAGGTATTGATTACTACAATGGAACAACTAAAAGAGTATTAGCTGATAATTTAAACGATGTTTATATGTTGACTATCGCTTTTAAATGCTCAAGTGCAAATGCTAATCAGACATATCTTAGATTACAATTAGATGCAGAGAACGGAACACCTTATGAAAGAGTAGGTGTAGATATAGCTTTCCCAAAAGGTAATGATGTTGCTCACGAGTTCCACCAAGTATTCCAATACTATGCAGACCAAAACTTTGTAGATAATGGTTCTTTAATAGATGTTACATCAACAGGCGGTACTGCTAAAATATGGGATATAATATACTTTATACAAAAAACACAATCTTATGCGTAATAAAAGTAATGCTACTCCAAGTAGAACAAGTCCTAAGTCATCTAAGAGAGCTTGTCTTTGTGATAATGGCACATATTCAAGGAAATGTTGCAAAGGTAACATTATAAATCAAGGTATAGGTAGTGTTACATTTATACCTGAAGACTAAGAAAAATACAACAATATTAAATACTCTTAGTTAACATAACATATTGTAATTAATTAACAATTAAATATATGAAAACCACAGAACTTGTAGAAAAACTAAAGAATGTTTTCCTAAGTGAAGAGTCTGTTGAAGCTCAACCTGAAGTACAGGAAGAAGTTCAATTAGAAGCTGCTCAGGAAGAAGTGGTAGAAGAAACTCTTGCTGAAGACATGCCTGCAGAAGATATAGCTGAAGATGCTATTGAAGATGTAGCTGACGAAGTAGAGAAATACGCTACCAAAGAAGAATTAGCTACTGCTGTTGCTGAAATGAAAGCTATGTATGATGCCATTATGGAGAATATGTCAACAGAAGCTGAAAGTGAAGTACCTGCAGAATTAAAAGAAGATTTATCGGCTCAAGAGCCTGCTACTCAACCAATGTCTCACGACCCTGAAGCTATGGTAGAGAAAAGACAAGTAAATCTTTACGGACAAAACAGACCACAGACAACATTAGACTCTGTGTTTGCAAAAATTAATAAACAATAAACTAAATAAACACAATTAAAAATGGCTACAACTACTAACATTACTACTACTTACGCAGGTGAGTTTGCAGGTAAATATATCTCTGCTGCTTTATTATCTGCTTCTACTATTGAGAATGGTGGAATTACAGTAAAACCAAATGTGAAGTACAAAGAGGTAATGAAAAAATTATCTACAAATGACCTTGTTGCAGATGCAACTTGTGATTTTGACCCTACTTCTACTATCACATTAACTGAAAGAATCTTACAACCTGAAGAGTTTCAAGTAAACTTAGAATTATGTAAGAAAGACTTCGTATCTGATTGGGAAGCTGTACAAATGGGATATTCTGCATTTGACAACTTGCCTCCATCTTTCCAAGATTTCTTAGTTGCACATGTTGCTGCTAAAGTTGCAGAAAAAACAGAAGAAACTATTTGGTCAGGAGCTAACGCTACTGCAGGTGAATTTGATGGATTAGTTACTTTAGCTACTGCTGATGCAACTGTTCTTGATGTAGTTGGAACTACTGTTACTGCTGCTAACGTAATCGCTGAGTTAGGAAAAGTTGTTGATGCTGTTCCATCTGCTGTTTACGGAAAAGAAGATTTATACATGTATGTATCTCAAAACGTAGCAAGAGCTTATGTAAGAGCTTTAGGAGGATTCGGAGCTGCAGGATTAGGTGCTAATGGTGTTAACGCACAAGGTACTCAATGGTGGAACAACGGAGCATTATCTTTTGATGGTGTAAAAATCTTTGTTGCAAACGGATTGGGAGATAACTACATCATGGCTGCTGAAAAATCTAACATCTTCTTCGGAACAGGATTACTTTCAGACCATAACTTAGTTAAGGTTATTGACATGGCAGACATCGACGGAAGTCAGAATGTTCGTGTGGTAATGCGTTACACAAGTGGAGTACAGTACGGAATCGGTTCAGACATCGTTCTTTACACACCTGCATAATTACAAATTAAATAAAGACAAAGGGGTAGGTAAGCCGTAACGCCTGCCTGCCCTTTTTTCATAACAATAACCTTAAAATATATAACAAATGGCTTGTGATTTAACATTAGGAAGGATAGAACCTTGCAAAGATAGTGTTGGTGGCTTAAAAAACTTGTACTTTGTTAATTACGGAGATTTAGGAGCAATCACTTATGATGTAACTAATACCGATGTAATTGATGCAGTAGCAGGAACACCTGACGCTTACAAATATGAAATTAAAGGAGCTTCTTCTTTTACTCAAAACATTCAATCAAGTAGAGATACAGGAACGACTGCATTTGAGCAAGTGATTGAAGTTACTTTAAAGAAACTAAGTATAGCTGACCATAAAGAGCTTAAAATCTTAGCTTTTGGAAGACCTCATGTTATCATTGAAGATAATAATGGAAACTTCTTTTTAGCAGGTTTAGAGCATGGTGCAGATGTAACAGGTGGTACTATTGTAACAGGTACTGCAATGTCTGATTTAAGTGGTTACACACTTACTTTAACAGGTATGGAGAAAGCTCCTGCTAACTTCTTAGGAGATACTCCTGAAGCAGTTGGATTTACTGTAGTTAGTGGTTCTTAAACATAGTACTTAAACATAGTAGAGGGATGGTTAGATTAATTTCTTTCCATCTCTTTTCTTTTGTGGGTATATCAAAATAAAAACAAAATTTAACTTTTCAGTTATCATAATATGATAAGATTATTAACTGATACAGAAGCTCAGATAATTGCAGTTGTTCCAAGAGAGTTTCCAACTGAAGAGGTTCCTTTTGAGAATGTTACTTTGGTTATAACTGAGGATGGTACAAATATATCTGAAACTATTGAAGACATTGTAGCTGAAGTTCCTGATAACAATAGCAACTATGTTTACATGGATATAGCTTTCTCTATTTTAAGAGAGGGTTATGGTTATTATTTAGAGTTCACAAAGGGTGGTGAGTTATGGTTTAGAGATAAAGCATACGCAACTGCTCAAATAGATAAAACTGTTAAACATACTTTAAACACAAATGAGTATGAGGAATATAATGGCTCAGGAAGCGATTATATCATTTTATAACAATACTTATGGCTAAAAGAAGAATAACATTAAATAACAACATAAAACCTGCTAACAAGTTTAGCGATGGTTCTGTAAGGGTTGTTAATCTTTCAGGATATGCTGCTCCTGAGATAAAGGAGGTATATGGAAAGGATTGGGTTCAGTATGGAGAGAACAACGATTACTTTGATAGATTAATTGACAGATACTTAGGTAGTCCAACCAATTCAGGTTGTATTAATGGTATTGTGGAGATGATTTATGGTAGAGGTTTGGATGCAACTGACTCAGATGTTAAGCCTGAGATGTATGCTAAGATGAAGCTACTTCTTAAACCTAAAGAAATTAAGAAGGTAGTTAACGACTATAAGATGCTTGGACAGTCTGCAATGCAGCTTGTTTACAACAAACAAAAGACAAGTATAGTAAAAGTACTACACTTTCCAATGGAGACATTAAGAGCTGAGAAAGCTACTGATGGTCAAATAAAAGCTTACTACTATCACCCTAAATGGAGTGATATAAAACCATCTGATAAACCTAAGAGAATACCAACTTTTGGTAATGGTTCTGATTCAGATGTTATTGAGTTGTTTGTAATTAAGCCTTACAAAGCAGGTTTCTATTACTATGCACCTGTAGATTATAATGGTTGTTTACAATACTGTTCTTTAGAAGAAGAGGTGTCTAACTACCATATAAACAACATTAAGAATGGATTACAACCTTCTTTACTAATCAACTTTAATAACGGAGTACCTAATGAAGAAACTCAGGAGTTATTAGAAAGTAAGATATATGATAAGTTTAGTGGAACATCTAATGCAGGTAAGTTTATCCTTACATTTAACGACTCTGCAGAAACTAAAGCTGACTTAGAGCCAATACATTTACCTGATGCACATGCACAATATCAATTCTTATCTACAGAGAGTAGAGAGAAGATTATGATGGGGCATAGGATTGTTTCACCTATCTTAATGGGTATTAAAGACAATACAGGTTTTGGTAATAATGCAGAGGAGCTTAGAACAGCTTCTATCATCATGGATAATGTTGTTATTAGACCATTTCAACAGGCTTTAATTGATGGATTTAACGAGATACTAAACTTTAACGGAATATTCTTAAACCTATACTTTATTACTCTACAACCTATTGAGTTTACAGAGTTAGATAACATATCTACTAAAGTAAGGAAGGAAGAAGAAACAGGTGAGAAACAATCTTTATCATCTCAAGAGGAGGTTGAATTAAATGACTTCTCTGATGAAGATGGTGATGACTT